TCGCCGTCATCGTATTTGTCGGCATCTATATCTATTTCTCGGACGTTATCGCCGTAGTATTCGTCTTTTGGCTGTTGCTTTTGTTGCTGCGGTTTATTAAAATTTTGCCTTTGCGAGCCGCTTTGAGCGTAGCTATTTTGCTGATTTTGTCCGCCTTGGTAGCCGCCGCCGTAGCTGTTATTTTGATATCCGCCTTGCTGATAGCCTTGATTACTATTTTGATTATATCCGCCTTGCTGTTGTCCTCCGCCTAGCATCTCCATATTTTCCACGCTGATCGTGTGTTTGCTTCTATTTTGTCCGTTATTGTCCGTCCATTGGTCGAATTTTAAGCGACCCTCGATCAAAAGCTTTGAGCCTTTGCCAAGGTATTGATTAGCCGTTTCGGCTTGTTTCCCGAAAAACGTAATGTCGATAAAGCACGTTTCCTCGCGTTTTTCGCCGTTTACGCTAAATTTGCGAGTGACGGCAATGCCGCAACTACCTATCGCAGCGCCGCTTTGCGTATATCGCAAATCAATATCTTTTGTTAAATTTCCGACTAAAACTATTCTATTAAACATCTGCGTACCCCCATTTTTTATAAATGTATATCCCGTATACCCACGATAGTATAAAAACGGTTAATATTACCACATCATACCATCGCGGCACAGTTGCCGCGCCGATAGCTTTTTCTATAATGCACACTAAAAAATTAATGCTAACATAAAGGACTGCTACAAAAACGGTATAAACAATAAAATTCATAAGCCCCATAGCTTCCAAATTTTTTATAATTATGAAAAAAACAACTTCGACTTTTTCTAGTGGTGTTTTGTCCATATCAGCCCCTTAAATTTTCCATCAACGCATCAATACTGTTCGGATCGGCTAGATACGCCCTCGCTTCATCGGGCGATACTCTTTCTAAAAGCTTTTCGGCCTCGTCCTCGCTTGCGCCTCGTTTTGTCAGCTCGCTTTGCAAAGCGTCAAGCGGCAATACGTCCTCGTTCACGTCGATTTCTACTTCGACGGGCGCGGCTTCGATGTATTCGGCTTCGTCAACCGTCAAATTTTGTTTGACGGTTGAGCTGTTCGGTTTTTCCGAACTACTCACGAGGTCGTTTAAATTTGCCGTCGCCGTCGCTTCTGTTTTCGGCTGTTCTTTGTAGGCCTCGTTTTCTGCATTTACCGCGCTCATCAGCATAAAATCATCGGTCGGCAATTTTGAGGCGATGTATTTAATGGCTTTTGCCTTATACATCTCCTCGCTCCAATTCGTCCACGCCGAGAATTTGCCCGCCTTTACGGCCTGATTGGTATTTTTTAGCTGGTTTAGCTTCTTTGCGCTGATAAAATCTCTCGTTACGCCGTTTTTATCTCTAGCCCACACCATAGCGCCAAGCAGATTTTCATTTATCCACGCGGCGTCTGTTTCGTTGCGGTCTTTTAGATTGGCTTCAAATATAAATTTCTTGCCGTTTTCATCGACCGTATATTCAAATTTATCGCACTCATAAACGAGCTCGGCGTCTATGTCGTAGCCTGCGCGCTTAGCCAAAATTCGCCAGCCGATATAACCTATTTGCAGTTGAGCTTTTTTGACGCCTCTTTCGGAAAAAGGCACGATGTAGGCTTGCTTTTGCTCTTTTACGATAGATAGGCCTACCTGTGCGATTTTAAGCGCGACGCTAAAGACCGATACGGGCTCGCACTCTAAAATATTCTTATCCATTCCAAGCAGGGTTAAATCGGTTACGAATTTATCCGCCTTGACTTTGCTACCGCCGCTAAGGGCTACGATCTCGCTCATCTTTTGCTCGGCAAATTTCGCCATCAAGCTATTAAAATTCTTTGCTGGCGTTTGAGGTTTAACTTGTTGTAGTTGGTTCATTTTTTATCCTTTCAAATTTAAGCCGCATTTATGTAATTTTCTTTGCGGTATTCGTAGCTGTGCGCCTCGTCTTTAGCGATGTCGGAATAAATAAGTTCCATATCCTCCTCGCCGTATTCTTTTTCGGCGGCGATGTAGTCCATATACCGCGTTAAAAGCTCTTGGTATTTGCTGCGGCCTTTTTCTAGCAATTCCTCGCTTGCCCGCACTAAAAACGGGATGTGCGGCGCAGATTTAGGCACGCAAAGCCAGCCCGTGTATTTGAGCGAAGTTTTATACCCGCACAAATTTAAAACGTCGGTATAGTAAGCTAGCGATAGGTCGTAATTATACGGCTCGATCAGCTTCTCAAACTCGTCTTTGTTGTTAGCTTTCGTGCTTTTTAGATCGTAGAGTAGCCCCATTTTGCGGATATAAATATCGGGGCGTGCTTGCATAAGCAAATCTGCGTCTTTATGATAGTGAAAAAAGCTCACTTCCTTTTCGGCATATCGCAAAAACGGCACGAAGTCATTAACAATCTCGGAAATTTCTAGATAATGCTCTATCATACCTTTGCCTACTACGATTTTATCGGGGTTTGCTTCGCGCAGCTCGTCGGCTTTTTTGGTGTCTAACCCCGCCGTCGGGCTTTCGATGTAGGTTTTTTCGATATTTTCGGGGGTTAAGATGCAGTCGTGGCAAAGCGTGCCCTCGTCGAAACAAGGTTTCCAAAAGTCAAATTTATGCCTAAATTTAAAGGCTCTCACGCTTTTTCGTATCAAATCGAAACGGGTCGAGCTTAGCCCGCCCGCCTCGTGATAGTCTTTGTTTGATAAGTCTTTTATCATCGTGTTTAGGGGGTATTTGAAGTTCATCGCCCGCCCTTTTGAAATGATTTTACAAAGGCGATAAACTCGCCGACGGTTAGATGCTTGTCTGTTTCGTTGCCTCTCTTAAACAAAGAGGCGTAAAATTTAAATGTTTGCATACTCATCTTTTATCCTTTAACAGCTCGGGGTTTTCATAGATATTGCCGATGACTTCTAAATATCGCGCGTCGGCCTCAAAGATGTCAAATATCTGCCCGGCGTTGTAGAGCTTATGGCCTGCGGTCGCCTTTAGATATACTATTTGTCCGACCGCCCCGCTGCTTTTCTTGACGATGTCGCCCACAGCTATCTCTGCTTCATTTTTGTCTTGTAGCCCAATGTATGGTAGCGCCAAAAAGCTTGTTTCTATTAGAGAATATTCGCCTTTTTCAAGCTCCCCTTGATAAACTTTACCGTCAAACGCACCTATATAAAACGGGAAAGATAAAGGGTGATCCTCGGACTTTAACATATACCCGCCCGTCCATATTTTGTATTTAGCCTTATTCATCCTGCTATCCTTTCATATTCATCGGTAATTATTCGAAACGGCTCTAAAATTTGAGCCGTCGTAGCCTCTATCCTGGCTCTGCGATCCTCTTTGATTTTGCGTAGATCCGCCAGCAGTTCCTCTAGCATTTCGCCTACTTTCTCGTTCGGGTATTCGCTCAAATACTCGCGGATGCACAAAACTACGTCCGTGTCGTCCTTGTGCTCAAAGAGGCTATCAAGCCCGCCGTAAATATCATCCTCGTCTGTTCGCTCGCAAATCTCTTTCATATACTCTTTGATCTTTGCTTCGGCTTTTTCTTGCGTCATTTCTTATCCTTTCAATCCCAAAAACCTAATATTCCTAATCACAAATCTACGCGGTCTAAGCCGCCTAAATAACCTAAATAGCCACACGGCTTATCCTTTCTAGGGCTAGAGATGGCTAGCCCGTCGTTGAAGTATCCTAAAGCAAACCCCGCAAAGATGAATATTAGTATTTGCAAAACCTATCAATCTTAAGGAGACTGCGGGGCTTGATTTAGGATACGGTGGCGGACGGCAGGAGTCGAACCTGCGTTCCAAAATCTCGTTTTCCGGACGTCCAAGAGTTTTCCGATTAACATACGTCCGCCATAAATGAATTTAACAAAACGTAAAGCGATATAAATTTAAAATTTATCGGGTTGCCGATTTTAAAGGATACGATATGAATACTCTTATAATTTCTTATGATTTAAACAAACAAGGGCAAAACTACAAGGAGCTCTATGACGGGATAAAAACCCTAGCGTCGGGTGCGCCTTGGCATTGTCTTGATTCGACGTGGATAATAAAAAGCTTATTCACGCCTGAAGAGGCTTGCCGCTTCTTAGAAAATACGATCGACGGAAACGACAAGCTTATAGTGGTTCAAACTAGCGATCATTTAGGTGCTTGGACGGGCTTTAATACCGCTTGCTCCGATTGGTTGAAAGCTAATTTGTAATTGTCGCTAGTTCCCGATACTTTAGTATCTTGTTCTAGCGTAAAAGGCAACCCGTTTATCTTTATCGTAGTTCCTTTTCTGATGATAAATTCTTGCATACTGCTTCCTTTTAGATAAATTCATATCGCTTTACGTTAAAAAGTTTTGCGTGGATTTTTCAAGCTCTGATATACACGCGCGGTCAGGGCTGATCTGGCTAGGGCAATATCGCTTCCCTAGTGCGCTAACCCGTAGCTTTAGGTTACGTAACCTCGGCGTGGGTCGCCTATCCTTGTTTGGATAATGAAAGTATAGCTATACTATCCTTAAAATAAGGTTAATTGGACTAGTAAAACTATACTTTTAAAAATATGGTTTTGTGGTATAATTTTAGAATGGATTTTAGAGAAAAACAAATAGAGCAACTACCAGAAATATACGCTGTTTATAATGAGTGGGATAAAAGCGAGAAGGATTACCATTGTTTCAAAAAAGCAACCGAAAAATTAAAAGAGTTTATAAACAATGCTAACGGAAAGAAGCACAACCTAAAACCCTATGCAGCCCGTTATTTTTTATGTTTGGGCTTATATTTCTGTTTATTTTTTGGAGTATCGTCGATAATAGATAGTAGCGGTAATTTATTGCCGGTAAATTTTGTTTTATCGGTTCTCTTTGCTTATCAAAATCATCATAACCGGTGGAATGATGATATGTTGGTCTTAACAGAATTTGTAGTGGAGTGCTTGCGTTTCTCAAACATTATACAAGATGAATATTTTAAAACTATCTACCGAGAAAATCGACCCATATTTGTGTCTTACAAAGCATATAATAAAAAGAAAAGAGACAAAAGGCGTCTTTTAAATACTATAATAGCCGAGATAAGAGAAATGTTTAGTCTTGCAAAAAGAGGAAGTCAACAATACAGCACCATAGAATGGGCGACTCGCACCATGGATTATTATGCAAAAAACTATAATAAAGACAATATTGGCAAATATGGCGAGCGTCCATACATAAGTGATTTTTTAAAAGACGAAGATGCCGTTATAGAACTTATTCGCTGCCAAAACTATTACGGGGTTATTTTTGACAGAAAACTATATTCCGACATGTTCGAATATGTTGAAAAAAATAACAAAATATCAACAGAGGAGCTTATAGAGTTAAAACAAATATGTCAAAAAGTATGGGATAATTGCCAGTAAGTATGTGATGTGCGTAGATTCTCGCGCCTCCACTCCCACGGCGGGGTAGGCTCTTTGTCTTGCCATAAGCCCAGTTTTTGGCTTTTTGCTTTGCTCTCTTGTGCAGTATATTTCTTTGAAAACTTGCGGTACGCCCACGCATAGCCGTTTGCTACCATTTGGGCGTTTATGTCTGTGCCGTTTAAATATACGGTGCCGACCGTGCGCTTGTATCTATCCTTGCCGTTTTCCTCGACTTCTACCATTTGCCCCGCTACCAAATTTGCCAAAAACTGCTTTGACTTTTTGCCGTATGGCTGCTTGAGTTCTGGTGCGTCGATGCCGAAAAGCCTAACCTTGACCTGTTGTTTGCCTTGCAATACCGTGATCGTATCGCCGTCGTGAATAGAGACGACTTTACCAGAGAGGGCAAAAAGAGGAGAGACTATCACGAGGATAGCCAAGAATTTAAACATATGGGTAAATATAATCTTGCGAAATAACCCCTAGAGCCTTAAGCCTAACAATCATTGCCTGTCTTGATACTTCAAAAATAGAAGCTAGACCATCGATATACTTATCTGTTGTGGGCTTTTCGGCGCTTTTATGTATATCATCAACGCCTTTGCCTATGGCAAATATTGGCATAAGCAGGTTGGCTGCAAACTGATTCGCTCTTGTTTCTCGCGGCCCTTTATTCCCATTTCTATAATGCTCTTTAAAGTCGCCGTTGGTGCTATCTTTATATTTTTCTATATTGGGCAAAATGTCATAAACTAAGTGCCCCAATTCGTGGGCTAGCGTAAATTTTTGTCTATTTTCGGGACGGAGAGGGTTTATCCAAATAACAGGCTCGCCTTTTTCAAGGTATATATGCCCGTCCTTTATATCCCTTACCTTTCCCCAATCTAGCGTTTTTACAACTTTTACGCCCATAAGGCTAGCAATCTCAAAAGGGTCAAACGGAGCTTGGGTTATATTAAGCTTGGCTAAAATGTCTTTTGACCGCATATTAGCAAAATCACTTAGTGCCATTTTCTCCTCCTTCCAAATTTGCCTCATCATCTATTGTAATATCAATATCCTTTAATATTTCTTTATCTTTACAGTCTTGTCCCTCGAAAATATCGCCCCTGGAATGGGTATTCTTAAAATCATCCTCCCTTTCTACGTCCTTGTTGCGCTCGTAACTAGCTATGACGACAACCATATCGCCCACTGATATATCAAGCTGTCTTTTAAACTCATCTAGCTCAATAATTCTTTTCAGGATTTCATCGTTTTCAAGTATTCTTTCTACCAATTTGTTTCTTATAGAGCTATCTTGGGATATTTTTACTAAAACTTTCTCGATAGATTCTTTAATAGCTTGCTTATTCTTTCTATTGTAGTAAATAGATATTCCTATGGTAATTGCGGCCAAACAGACGCCACCAAAAACCAAAAAGGTGTTTGCGTTGCTAATCGTCAAATTTGCAGAATTTAACGTCCTGTCGGCTACTGACAATAAAAAATCTATATTAGCTTCGTGCAATATTGCCCCTTCCCTAAAACCTCTTTGAATTTATGGAGTAGCTACCGACTACGCGACCTAGAATTTCGATATTCAAGTCCTCCGCAATCTCTATTGGCTCGTAGTCTTTATTGTCGCTTATTAGCGCAAAATACGGGCGCTTTTTAAATCTTTTGACTAATAACTCGCTGTCATATCTGCAAACGTATATCGCGCCCTCTATCGCCTCTTGCCCGTCGTGGCAAAATACTACCAAGTCGCTTTCCATTATCGTCGGCTCCATCGAGTTGCCAAAGCAAGGGATAATCCCTATCCGTGCTTTAGGGCTGACATTAAACATTATGCGCAAATCCTCCGGCTTAAACGGTAGCATATCGGGATCGCCCAAGTCGCCATTTTCTGCACCGAAACCTGCGGAGACTACGCCGTCTTTAAAAAACGGGACGTATATGGTGTTTTTGTCGGCTTCATCTGCGGCTTCTACGTTTTGCGCGGAGGCAATTTGGAATATGTCTTGTATTATTAAATCATTTACTGGTATATCTAGCATCTCGCAAATCAATTTCGCTTTTGCGATCTCCGGCTTATTTTTTTCATCTGCAAACCAAAATTTAATGCCACTTTCCGTTATATCTTGCCCCTGCTCGGTAAGCATTTCCGCCAATTTAGCATACGATATTTTCTTTTCCTTTAGCACCTTTTTTAAAAGGGGCTTATTTAGCTTGTATTCCATAGCTATCCCTCCAATAGAAAATGTATAGTAATTATATCCTTTTTATCAAATAATTTAAGACAGTATAGCTATTCTATTAAACAGGAATTAAGATTAGTATAGCTATACTTTCAATATGACAACTAAAAATTTTTTACAAATACTAAGAAAATACTACGCAGAACCTATGGTCAAAGCTGTGAGAGCCGGCATAAATAAACCGTCTTATGAAAAGATGTGCCAAATGAACAAGGAGGACGGCATCGAATTTGAGTTTTGGAGGGATGTCCGCGGCTGGTTTAACGCCCAAAAACGTGCTGAGCGCGAAGCCAAACCCAAAAAACCTAAAAAGGAGAATAAATGAACGAAGATCAAAAAATAGTAGCGAAAGCCAAAAATAAAGCTTTTCGCAAGTCGCTAAAAAAGATGGTTAAGGAACTCGACAAGCTAAGGGTGAGCGACCAAGCTAAGATAGTAAAAATGCTAGCTAGTTATTGCGGGCTTGTTGCTCGTTATGAGTAGCGAGCTTGTCTAAAGTAGGTTTTATGCCGTTAGCGATCGTGTTAAAAAGAGTTGCAATATTATCGCCGACTAGCGAGGCGTATTCTTTTTGATTAATAGTCTGTAAAGCCGTCTGTTTTTCTATGACGGCTTTCGTCAGCTCTAAAACGATTTCTTTGTCTGTCATTTAAGTCCTTTGTTTTGAATTTCTTAGCTTGGTCGCTTGGAATTCTACTAAGGGCTTAAATGAAAGTCAAATTTAAAAGGCTAAAAAATGATAGCAGAAACAAGCATAAACGGCTACATAGCTAGCATAGATCGGCACGAAGCGCAAAGGGTGGCTATCGTAAAAGAGCTAAACAAGCACCCCGAGGGGATGACTAGACGTATGCTTTCTAGGGCTACGGGCATCGAAAATTCGTCCGTAAGCGCGAGAGTAAACGAGCTAGTCAAAGAGGGCAAACTAACCGAGCCCGTAAAGGACAAATGCCCGATAACGGGTATAACGGTCAAGTGGCTATTTGTAAGCGAGGCTAGCTGATGCCTGATATTGAGTTTGTTATCGCGTCTTTTGCGATCGGCGTGCTGCTGTTTGAGCTGATAAATTATTTCAAATTTAGGCTGTGACGATGAAACTCTTAGCACTGATTATTTGGATTATTCTCGGCTTTTTGGCGGTTTGCCTTTTGGTGTCGGCTGCGTTTGCTTGGCTGACGGTAGAGAAATTTAAGGAGTATGAAGAATGAAAAATTTAACCAAAGAGCGCGTTAACGTGTGGATATTCGATAAAAATTTGAGCGTTGAGGACTTGCGACTGCTTTTGTACCTAGCTGGCGACCCGGCTGACGACGTTGCTAATCTTGCAAAGCTTTTTGGCATAGCAAATTCTACTGCGTATAAACGACTAGGCAAACTTAAAAAGATCGGCTACGTCGAAAAGATTAAGGGCGTATTTCAAATTTCGGGAGGTGAACTGTGAGTAAAAAACTATTTTGGATAAAACTTAAAAAGGATTTTTTCGACGATCCTAAAATTTTAAAAATAAGAAGCGTAGCCGGCGGGGATACTTACACCTGCATCTATCTTAAGCTTTTATTGAAAAGCCTAGACGATGACGGCGTTATATTTTTTGACGGCATAGAGCCGACGATAGAAGCCGAAATCGCGCTAAAAATAAGGGAACAAGAAATAAACGTCAAAGCCGCTATGGCTATCTTTGAAAGCTTGGGGCTGCTGCAAAAGGGCGAAGACGACGACGTAAGGCTCCCCGAAGCGGTAAGCCTAAGCGGCGGAGAATGCGACAGCGCAAAGAGAGTTAGGGAATTTAGAGCCAAACAGAAAGAGGTTAAAGCGTTACATTGTAACAGCACGGTAACAAACGGTAACAAAAACGTAACCCTAGAGAAAGAGATAGAGTTAGAGAAAGAGATAGAGCAAGAAGAAGCTAACGCTTCTACGCACGTGCGCACGCGTGAAGAGCCTAACCCCGAACCTAAGCGATTTAAAAAACCGACCCTAAAAGAGCTTGAAACCTACAAGCAAGAGGCAAATTTAAATCTTGTCGATTGTCCTGCGTTTTACGACTTCTACGAAAGCAAAGGTTGGGCGGTGGGTAAGGCGCCGATGAAAGACTGGCGAGCGTCTATGCGCAACTGGCAAAGAAGCGAGGCGGAGCGAATAGCTAAAAGAGGGGCGCCGCCTACCACGAGGGCAAAAGGGCAGGAGACGGTGGATGCAGATTACGACGATTTAGCGCGTTTTGGCTTTAGAAGCAGCGACGCGATAGAGTGCGAAATACTAGAACTAGGAGCAGATTATGGCGATAGATAGGGTCGAGCTGATAATGCAAGCGGTGGAGTGCAATAAAGTCCAAGCGATGATTTACGAGGACGAGATTAAAGACATCCCTGATAGCCGGCTTATGGATTTTTTTAAATTTAGGCTGCAATTTTTGGATCGCTACGTAAGCAAAGAGCTAGCGATGAAAAAAGCTATCGTCGCGTATAAGACTATCCTTGCAAAAGAGGCGATAAAGCAAGGCAAATACGCCTTTGATAGCCTTGAAGTGATGATCGATTTTATCAGGCAAGCTTATAAAGGGCAGGAGTTTTGCTACGGGGTGCCGCCGTTTTACGACGTGGTGCGGCTAGCTATCGACGAGGACGGCGACGTCATAAATAAATTCTCCGTAAATAGCTACGGTAAATACTCTAAGATAAGCGGCGAGGATACGCAGGCGGTGTTTGAGTGGCTATTTAATCATCAATACCGCATAGGCGAGGTTAAATTTATCAGCGTAGAGAATTCGGCCAGATACCAAGCCAAAAAGCAAGAAATAGAGCTACGCGAAAAAGGGCAAGATCAAATCATCGACAAGATAAACAAAGACCCGGACGCACCGCTGCCTATCGCCCCTAAAGTAGGCGCAATGCTAGCCACAAGGACGGCGGGATGAAACTCGAATTCAAACCAAACGATAGAGGGAACTTTTACGACGTAGCGCGGATAGACTTTGAAAGCGGAGAGGTTGAAATACTCGTCGCAGGCGGCAAGGAAAGCGTAAAGCTAACGGATGGCGAGCTAAGAGTAAAAGGCGAGCAAGGGAGTTTGTTTTGATAGCAAAATTTAGCCGCGCTCCTTTGCCTTTTCAAGGGCAAAAAAGAAACTTCATAAAGCAGTTTAACGAGCTTATCAAAGACGAGTTTAGCCGTTACCGAAACGGGGTGTTTATCGACGCGTTCGGCGGCTCCGGGCTACTTAGCCACAACATAAAACAGATCTATCCTAACGCTCGTGTAATATACAACGACTATGACGGATATTGCGAAAGATTGGCGTATATCGAGGAAACCAACGAAATTTTGCGCGCCATAAACCCGCATTACGAAAAATACAAGAAAAACGAGCCCCTTGACGCAGATGATAAGTCCGCGATAACTCAAATTTTAGATGATTTCAAAAACAAAGGCTTTTACATCGATTGGCTAACGTTTAGCTCCGTTTTGTTTTACGGCGGGGGCTATGCTCATAACGAAGTCGAATTTAAAAAAGAGAAAAGATTTTTTTCAAGTAGACAAGGCGCAGTGTTGCAGTATAACGCTAAAGGCTATTTAGAGGGCGTAGAGATAGTCCACAAAGACGCAATGGAGCTAATAAAAGAATTTGACGGACAGGACATCGTATTGGTTTTAGATCCGCCGTATCTGCAAACGGATAAGGTCGGGTATAAATGCTTTTGGGGGTTGCGCGACTTCTTAAAGCTGATTAGGCTAGTGCGCGAGCCGTTTATATTTTTTTCAAGCGAAAATAGCGACATATTGCCGTATATCGACGATAGGATAGAGTGCGGCGACGAAGTTTTTAAGGACTACAAAATAAAGCGAGCCAGGCTTAGCAACGGCGATAAGTCTAAGCCCGATTATATGATTTACAAAAGTAAGGGAGGGGCGCTGTTTTGATGATGCCTAAATACGAAAACACTCTAGCGTATACGAAAGCGACGGGGCAGGTACCGCTAGAGGATTGGGAGATGAAATTCTTTGCCGACTGGCTAAAAAGAAATGATCTAAAATTTACGCACGTAGCAAACGAAAGAGTAGCTAGTGTGCAATACAAAAAGAAATTAAAAGAAATGGGAACTAGCGCAGGTTTTCCGGATATGCTCGTATTTTTGCCTAGCAAGATCGTATTTGTAGAGATGAAGCGCGCAAAAAAGAGCCTAAGCGGAGTATCGGACGAGCAAGAGGATTGGATAGATGCTATCAACTGCTACGGATATGCAAAGGCGAAAGTGTGCTACGGCTCGGGCGAGGCGATAGATTTTATCAAGAGCGAGATGGGGAGAAGGTAAGTGGCAAAGATAACCGAGCAGACGAAAAAGCTAATAATCGCAGATTATCTTACGGGTAAATTTAGCCAAAGAGAGCTAGCAAAAAAACATAATATTTCGCTGGGCGCGGCGAATAAAATAACCAAAGATTTGGCACCTGAAAATGAACGCTACGTAGAGGCTGAAGTAACGATGATTTCGGCGAGGCAAACGCTGCCCGATGAACAAATGAACGCGATAATGAACGCGGCTAGAGACGAGGCGTATAACCGGGGGCTGATTTTTAATGCTACCCAAAAAAACTTAGCAAAAATCACGGAAATGCTAGACAAAAATACCAAGTACGAAAAAGTAGGTGTTGGCGACGGAGTTCAAAATTTCGAGCCAGTGGAGTTAAACGCAAACGACTATAAGGCACTACAAGACGCGATAGATAAGGCCAGCCTAACGTTAGGCGTTAATCAAAGAACGTCAAACACGACGATAAATAACGCCAACGTACAACAAAGCGAAGAAACCAAAATCGTGATAGAAAGACGGGAGCTGGCAGATGAGCGAGATTAAACTCAATCTAAAATACGCTCCTTGGCAGCGCGAGGTATTTTTTGAAAACGACGCAAAATTTACTACGATAGAAAAAGGTAGGCGCTGCGGCTTTACAAAAGGTATGGCCAACGCTTGTATCGAGTGGCTACTAGAGGGCAAAAAAATACTCTGGGTCGATACGGTCGCGGGAAACTTGCAAAGATACTATGAAAGATATTTTTTGCCCGAACTCAAACAACTTCCAAAAGAGCTGTGGAAATTTCACGCGCAGGACAAAAAGCTAACGATAAACGGTGCATATCTTGATATGAGATCGGCGGAACGTCCCGAGAATATCGAGGGCTTCGGCTATGACGTCGTGGTTTTGAATGAGGCGGGCATAATTCTAAAAAACGCCTACCTTTGGGATAACGCGATCCGTCCGATGTTACTTGATTATCCGACATCAAGAGCCTTTATCGGTGGAGTGCCAAAGGGCAAAAATAAGTTTTTCGATCTAGCCTCGCGCGGGATGAGAAACGACAAAGACTGGGTAAATTTTCAAATCTCAAGCTATAAAAACCCCATGCTCCGTCACGGCGAAATAGACGAGCTAATCGCAGAGCTAGGTGGAGCGGGTAGTGATGTAGTAAGGCAAGAGATTTACGGCGAGTTTTTAGATACTACGACCAACGCGCTTTTTACGCTATCGATGATAGAAAATTCTTTCAGCGCGGCGTGGGATTTTAACGGCAAGGCTTTAGGCGTTTGGGGGCTTGACGTGGCGCGCGACGGAGATGACGAAAGCGTGCTTTGCCAAAGAGAGGGCTACCGCGTAAAGAGTTTTGAGGGTTTTAGAATAGCAAGCGTCACGGGGCTAGCAAGAGAAATATACGGGCGATACGAGCGCGCGCAAAATAAGCCTGACGTGATTTTTATTGACACGATTGGCGTGGGCGCTGGCGTATACGACACGCTTTGCGATTTGGGGCTGCGAGACATCGTAAGAGAGGCTAAGGCGAGTTTTAAGGCGACGGACGAGCGCAGATACGCTAATAAACGCGCGGAGATGTATTTTTCTTTGCGCGAGGCTTTTTCTTTGCTATCCATGGACGCAAACGAGAAAATCAAAAGACAACTGCAAATGATTGAATATGAATACGACAGTAAAGAAAGGTATTTGATACTACCAAAAGACGCTATCAAAAAAGAATACGGCGTAAGCCCCGATTACGCGGATGCTTTGGCTCTTACATTTTTTGACAAAATAACGCCTAAATTTAAGAGCGAGTATTCGAGAAACGATGATTTTGGCTGGTAGTGAACACAAAAAAGGATAAGAAAATGGCACGTTTTCCCAAAAATAGGGTAGATTTGACACTGCAAGTTGAGTATATTTACGAGAGAATAGAGCCTAAAATCATACGGCAAATCGCCCCGCTAGACGATGAGGCAATCAAACTATCTGTGGCGGCGATGATTTGCGAGTGGATGAAAGGAGCGCGAGTGGTCCCGACAAAACAACACAAAGTGAGATTTGCGAGCGCGCTCAAAGAAAAAGGCGTGGGAATGCGCAGAGTGTGCGAGCTTACAGGGATTAGTAAAAATACATATTATAGGCTGGAGGGGAAAAATGGACGATAGGGCGGGGTATTTGGATGAGCTACGGCAAATTGCTATGAATGGGTATGAATATTATAGACCAGCACTTGATAAGCTTAACGATGCGTATTTGCTTGTGCTAGAGCCTGAGCTATTACAATATCTCAAAGACAAAAACAAAAGCAGAAACTACATACCAAAGCTTAATTCAAAAGCAAAGAGGATTTATGATGGGCTTACGGAGACGTACTTTAATAATGAGAAATTTGCAAAATTAGAGCCATACATCAACTCTACGGGCGACGTGATAGATAAGTGGCAAGAAGCTTTAGACCACTATTGCGAGCAAATTAATCTATACAAAGTTTTCGCACCGATATTTCTCAAAGCCCCGTTTACGCCGTCGTCTATTGTCAAAGTATATTGGCAAGGAAGCGGCGCGAGGATAGACGAGATAGACGTCGGCGAGATATTTTTCGATCCGAACGCAAAAGACTTAGACGATATACGCTACATCGTGCATCGCATATATCTTACGCCCGAAGACGCAAAAGAGCTTTTAGACGAGGGAGTATATAAAACCGATACGCCAGAAATATTCGGCGGCAAAAAGCCGTATGAGAGATTTGAGCTTTTTGAAATATACGAACTCAAAAAGAAAAAATGGTACGTGAGTACGCTCTTTGAAAACAACATACTACGAGATGCTGTAGAGCTAAAAGACGGGCAGCCGTTCGTATTTGGGTATATGCTCCCGCAGGTTAAGGGGAAAAACGATGAGAACTACATTTGCGCTTATGGTGAGCCGGTGCTGGCATCAATGCTACCCTTGCAAGAGGAGCTAAACGTAACCAGAAACTCCGTGACCGACGTGGTAAGAAATCAAGTGATGCCAAAAACCGTGCTACCAAAATCCGCAAACGTATCTAGAGACGAGATACATAAGGTCGGAATACCTATTTATACCGACGCTCCCGCAAACGTAACTATAATCCCGCCCGGAGACATCGGCGGGGCTATGGCGGCCTTGCAAACCATAGAAAACGAGATGAGCGAAGTTAGCGGTGTATCTCCTCAACAAAACGGAGCGCCTACGACGAGAAAAGAGACTGCCACTATGGCATCTATAATGGCTAACGAGGGCAGCGTAAGACTGCAAGGCTACATCAGAACCTATAACGAAACCTTTTTTGAGCCTATTTTTGAGAGGCTAGCGTTTTTAGTGTGGAAATACGGCGATCCGATATTTTTTGCGGGCTTTAACCGCGGGGAGGTGCCGAGTTTTAGCGTTAATTTAAACACCGGTATCGGCGCACTAAATAAAGAGGTACAAAAACAATCCCTGATGGACGCAAGCGGAGTGATCGGCGCGCAGTTTGGGATGTGCTTGCAATTAGGCGACGGCGACGGTGCGGCTAGAATGAAAGAGGCTAACGAAAAAATTCTTTTAGAGCTCTTACCGCTTTACGGTATCAAAAATCCAAATGAATTTATAGGAAAGGAGGAAAAACTCATTGATCGGCAATATGCGGGAGCGGATATTTCGGCAACTATGGGAAGAGCTATGCCACAAGCGGGAGCTATTGGGTCTATGTGAAAAAAGGCCCTTTAAGGATTTTGTGGAGTTTTTGACCGTGCTGTATAACGAGAATTTATGCGTCGCGGAAAATGAAAAAGGGGATGAGCAAACGAGGCTAAGGGCTATCGAAAATCTAAAAATATTTGATAGCCTTTTAAATTTTTTCAACGAATACAAGGAGAACGACGATGACTGAAAACGAAGCAATTGATGCGCTAATGGGCGCATTTAACGAAGACCAAGAAAGCGAGCCCACGAATGAACCAGCTGCGCAACCTAGTGAGCCACAAGAGGCTCTGCAAGAAGCAAGCAAAGAGCCGGAATTAAAGGAAACACCTAAAAGCGAGGCTGCGCCGAAAGAGAGCGCACCCGCCGTAATGACGCCCGAGCAGCAAGCGATGCTTGACAGTATGGGGCTAGGCGACATCGGGCAAATAAGAGAGCAGCTAGCACAGTTTCAAGCAGCCCAAGCAGCGGCCGCCGAGCAGGCGAGACAGCAGGAGATTTTTAACAAAAACTCTGCCGAGTTTAAAAAAGATTTTCCAACGATCAAGCTTGAAGAACTAGGTAAATTTGCCGACGAAAACGGCTTTATGCCACTACTTGGCGAAAATTACGACGGATGGAAAGCAGTCGCGAAGGCAATGATAAATCTAGCCAAAGTAAGTGGCGAGCCTGATCCAATAGTGGGTGGGAATAGAGGCGCTGGCACTGTAAGCGCATTTGACAGAATGGAAAAAGGCGAGAGCGTCAGCGACGTGGAACTAGGCGCCGAAATTTTAAAAACAGCGGGAATGTTATAGGAGGGGAAAATGGAACTAGGTGGGTTTTTTAGTAGAGGCGCGGCAACTGCGAATTCGGCGGCGAGCGGCGGCTTTGACTTTATGGGGCTTTTGAAAAACGCGGGCGGCAAGGCTTTAGGCTGGCTAGGGAATAGCGACGCGGCGGGAACACCCAACTGGATGAACGCGCTAGGTATGGCGGGCGGCATTTACTCGGGTATAGCGCAGCAACAGGCGGCTAAAAATATGATGAAACAGCAAAAGGCGGCATTTGATTTCAATAAAATGCTATCCGAGCGACAAATTTCAAGAGAAAATCAGGCGAACCAAAACCTACTCAACGCGTGGAACTCGTCCGCTTTTGGTAAGCGCAAAGACGAGGATGAGGGCTATTGATTAAAATTTAAGGAGCAAAAAGGTGGCGTACTTTAACCCGAATAGAGTAGATTTCAACTACAACACGAACATGATAGATGCGGTCGGAGCAGTCGGACGCTCCCTTTGGGACATATACAAAGAAAACGTGGCAAAAAACCAAAATCAGATGAAAATCAATGAGACTATGCGGTCGAATTTGGCAAGCGAGGCGCTAACAGGAGCAAGAGATGCTGAAACGGCTAGACACAATCTGACTACTGAAGCGGAAACGGCGAGTAACAACGCTTTTACGCAAAAATTCAAGCAAAGCGAGCTAGCTGAAAAAGTAAAAAATTGGAATAACCAAGCTTTGCACTACGCAAATCAAGACAAAATAGGCATGATGAATGCAAATACTAGCCTATACAACGCCGACACGTCGAGGATGAATGCGAATACGCAGGCGCAGAGGCTAGAATTTGATAAGAACAAACAAAACGATCAAGATTTACAGGACGCGATATTGGCGAAATCTAGGGCGAATTTATTAAACGAAACGGATGCCGAGACTGCGGCGCTAATCGGGGTAACTCCACAAAATTTAGAACTCATAAAAAATAATTTAAAACAACAAGGCTTTAATGACGAACAAATCGAGCGAGGGATAAATCAGCATATAAGAACGCAAATCGCCTCGCTTGGCGGCACGTATTGGAATAACCCGCTATCCCAACAGGAAATCATAGAAACGAGAAAAACAAAAAACCAAGAGGTTGAGGATAGTATTTTGAGCGCAAAATCCTTGCTAAAGGAAAATAGCGGGCTAAGAGAAAAAATAGGTAAAAAATACGGAGTAGATGTTGGCGCGCTGGATGATGCAAATTTGGACGCCATTTTGCGCAACGAAATGAAGTCGGGCGGCGGTTTAAACCCGAAAATCATAAGCGCCAGCACGAAAAATTTAAAACCTCTTGCTGACAATATTTCAACGATAAAACTTGCATCTACAATATCAAACATAGTATCCGACGGGGCACAAAAAGAGACGGGTTGGTTCGGGTTAACTAAGCCTGCTAACTCGGTGGCTCAATTTCTTAATAGCGATAGCCAAGAGGCCACTAACGCAAGGGTGGCAATAAACACACTTAGGGCAAAAATGGCAAAAACTGCGCGAAGTAACGCGGTATTGCAGGCGCTCCAAGAGATTATGCCAAAATACGGCGATCCTTCGACGCAAAATTTTCTATCTACCTTAACGGCTGCGGCGCACCTAGCATATACCGACATAGACGCGGCTATCGCCACTCTCCCAAACGGAGTGTATAGCGACAACATCGAGGCTGAACTAAAAAATCTAGACGCCCTCTCCGCCAACATAGAACGGCTAACGGGGATAAGTCCTAAGACGCTTGAGCCGACATCTGCGCAACAACGCAACGTGCGGAGTGAGCAAGTGGCGGTATCGGGCAGAAGTCTCGGAGGAGGCAATATAATGCAAGTAAAAGCCGGCAACGGCACTACGGTAAATTTTAGATAAGGACAAAAAATGGCTTGGGTAGATATTCCAAAAGGCGCAAAGCAAATTCAAATAAACGGCTCGTGGGTAGATATTCCAAACGGCGCTAGCCAATATGAAATACCGGATATACAGCCGAAGAATAATTCAAATCTTGGCATTGACGGCAACGCTATCCCGCAAGCTCCGACATGGAGTGCCCCGCAAGCGCAAGACGCTCGCGATAGAGCGCCTTTAGGGTGGGGCGACGTAGCCTCCGCACTAAACCCATTCGGCGGGGCGGATAGCATAAAGGCGCAAGATAAAATTTACGACGGTATAAAAAAAGAGCTCGGCGGGGTTTTAGATTACTACCAAAACGACGGCAAGGCGGGCGAGGAGCTAGAAAAGAAAAACGCTACCGAAGCGCTAGCCAGAGCCAAACACGTAAGCGACGATAGGACTATTCTCGCGCAGCTATTCGGCCCAGACGAAAAGAAACAAAAGGTAGGGCAAGCGGCCGAAACTATGCTCTATAATTGGGCCAAAAAGAGCGGATATGACGACGTAAAGGAATATAACGGCGGCTATTATCTACAAAAAGGCGACAAATTTATCCCGATAGACGAGCCGGGCATAGGCGATACTTTTTCTACTTATTTAAACGAAATGGGCGTGCCTATGGGCGCAATAACTATGGTTTCGGCGCTATCCCCTTTTAAAAAGCTCAATATGGTGCAAAAAGCCGTTGCGGGGCTAACGACTACGGCTATCGGATCAGGCATAGGACGCGCTATGGATTTAAACCAAAACGCAGGCGCCATAGGCGCGGACGTCGGGGTGGAAAATTATATTAAACACGCAGTAAGCGCTGCTAACGACGATTTAACGGCGGGACTAGCCATAGGTGCCGCAGCTAAAGGCGCAAAAACACTATATGAACCCACGAAAAAGCTAGCGGGCAAAGCGTTTGAGATTGCGCCTACTACACCCATTTTAAGGCAAATAGCTACGGGAAATTTGAGTGGAGCCGAAAGGCGGCTAAACAAGGTCGTAGGCGATGACCTTGCGGGAATGGATGCAAGAAACGCCCTAGATGAAAACACGCTAAAACAGTTTATCAATAACGATCGAGCGCACGAGTTACCGATGGCAGACAAAGCTGATACGTGGATAAAACAAAAATACAATGAGGCTGCAAGTGCATTAAACGAAAAAGCCGTAAAGCCTGTCGATCAAGCGATAAGAAAAATAGTGCAAGGCAATAATGTTAATGAGAGGCGAGCGGACCTGCTTTTAAAAGCGCTCGGCGACGAGAGCGGGCAAGGCGTAAATCAGATAGCCGCTGCGCTAAAAGAGGACCCCGCAGCTTACGATAAATTCACGAAGAGCTTATTAAATTTGACCGGTGCACAAAGAAATGAGATAAGGACTGCGCTCAAAGATACTCCCGAAATTTCAAAAGTTTTGGATGAATTTAGCGGAAGAACCAAACAAGAATTTCGCGATATGATCGATACCCTAGATAACGCATTCGCGATAAAACTTGCTCCAGAGAGCGAGGCCATCGGGGCGCTCAAAAATCAAATCGCGCAAGACCTAGAAAACCCGCTTATAAAAAATAGCGCGGTAAAACCGCAAGTGCTCGAATATTTATCAAAGCCTATGGGGTTAAAAGAGTGGCAAGAGGCTAGGACTATCATAAACGATGAGATGTCGGTGCTAAGTAGATATTCGGACGTGCAAGCCAGATACGCAACGCAGGCGCTAAAAGGCGTTAAAGGGCTAATAGATGAAGCTATGGATGGCATTTTAGACGCGGCAGGCAAAGGCGTGGACGGCTGGCAAGCTAAAACGTTATTACAAACCGCAAGAAAAGACTACGCTAAATTTAAAGAGCTTGAACAAAGCGACTTATTTAAACAGATCGCGAGCGGCATAAAAAACGACGCCAAGCAGGCTGAAATCTTATCTCGTCCGGATGCGATAGGCAACGTAAACGGGCTAAACACGGAGGAATTTCTATCCCGTCTGGGAGACAAAGACCGTGCCGCGATAGAAAGCGGGTTGATAAAACAGATCGTAGAAAAATATACCGATAAAAGCTCGAAGATAGAAATTTCGGACTTCAGGTCGATAATCAACGAAATAGATTCTTTGCCGTTAAAAACAACGCAAGCCAAGCAGATAAAAGAAATGTTGAATAAAAACGGAGGGATACTAAGAAATACTGGCGAACTACTACAAACTCTAAAAAAAATCAACCCCAAAGCCTTTGAGGGCTCGCAAGGCATAAGCCCGAATGCCGCGGCGCGCGGAGAGACTATGGCGGCAAATAGACTTTTAAATATGGCGATAAGAGCCGTGCCGTTTTTAGGCGATAATAGGGCATTGAAATACAATATCGCACAGGCCATCAAAAACTCGGGTGATCTAAAACTCATAAGTCAAAAAATAGATGCGATACCTACGCATAATCTACCTAGCGAAACAAAAAAGGCTTTGGACGAATTTAAAAAGAATTTAGCGGGGCTTAGCGAAGCGGTGGAAAAGACGGGAGCCGTAAGCGCAAAACAAGAAAATAAAACCGTAGTAAGAGGCAATAATATCCAGATCATAGAAAATTTGGACGAAGCGGGAATACGAGACATTGTGGCAAATAAAAAACGCGTAGCCGTAGATACGTTAGACAAAGAGACTGCGGATAAAATGGGGTTTAAGTATACTGACGTGAAAAGAACGATCTATGCCGACGAAATAACGCACGCGCTCAAGCAACACGGCAACGAAGCCAAAGAAGCCGCCAGAGGACAAAAAGCAATAACCGCCAAAGATATTGCTAATTATCATAAATTTGCGAAAAATGCAGATAAAAGCGTGATCGTAGATGGAGAACGAGGACAAAAAGTCCTGATAAGCGGCAAACAGATAAACGGGCATTACGTAATCGTTGAGGAGGCGCAAACCAAAAATAATAACCTAGCTTTTAAGACGATGTATTTTAAAAAAGGGGATATAAGCAATAATAAAATATTTCAGTCTGCGCCGATGGCTAAAGATAGCCAAGGGCTTGCATTTTCGCCTTATAAGGACGACGCGCAGCGGGTCGCGCAGACTAGTAAACGTATTATACCACAAAATTCGGCTAAAGACGAGCTGGAAATAAAAACCTATGCTAACCCCCACGTAGGAACAGGACTAGTCGCCGGCTCGCTAAATTCTATCGACGAGGACGGAAATTTTAGCCCCGAGCGATTTGCTGCTGGATTTTTAGCCGGACTCGTAGGCGGCAAAGCGGTAGCTACGGGTCTGAGAAAAATGACGCCGAAGCTTTATAATCAAATTTTAGGCGCAGCCGAGAAGATGCCGCAGATGGCAAACGGCAATCCAAAACTCTTAGGCAAGCTCTACGCAAACGGCAAGGACGTAAGTTTAAATTCCTTTGCCGGAGAGAAGGCGATCACGGCAAACGTCGGCAAACTAGATCAGGCTAAAGCGATGCTAGAAAAAGGTGCGGACGAGGTAGAAATTTGGCAAAAGACGGGATGGTTTAAGGATGAAATTGACGACAAGTGGAAATTTGAAATAAATCCAAGAGGCGGAGAATTAAAACCAAATCCTCCGAGAAACACCGTTTTATATAATGTTTTAAACGACGAAAAGCTTTATGAGGCCTATCCCGAGTTACAGCTATACAAGGTGGAGGTAGCTGGCGAATACAACCCGATGGCGCTAAAAGCGTTAGGTAGCGCAGACGGCGGGTTTATCCCCTCTCAAAAAACGTTCATAATAAACGAAAAAACGACGGATTTTAAGAGTACTTTATACCACGAAATACAGCACGCTATCCAAGAAATCGAAGGATTTAGCCCTGGGGCTAGCTCTAAAAACGGTAAATATTGGCTCGCGGGCGGGGAAGTAGAAGCTAGAAACGTACAAAAAAGAATGAACGACGTAAGCTATGACGGCTTTAAGAACTCTACTTCTATGGAGTTTTTCCCGTATAAAGAAGAAGCTCAACTGCAAAGGATGGCAGGCGATAAAGAGTATATGGAATATCATAAATTATCCAATAAGTATAGCGATTATCTTAACGATAAGGGCGATGGCTTTAGCGCGCAAGAAGAAGCTAGGGTTATGGAACTTTTTGAAAAGCTAAAGGGCAGGCTAGGTTTTACCGAGGACGACTATAAAAAAGGCTATGAGCTTTATTTAAAAGAAAATGCCGAGTATCAAAAACATCCTCTTCATACTCTTGATGCGCCTAGAGGCGAGCGGGTGAATATAGGCCGCGGCGACTTAAATTTAAGTCGTGAGCTTGAAAGGGATTTTCTAAGTAAAGACCGCATAAATTTAAACGCTCTTAGCGAATACGATCAGATAGTAAATATCGGGAAAGATAAAGCGGGTAAAGAAAAAATATCAAGTTTCGTAAATAAACTAAAGCAAGACGAGCTAGGCAAACTACTACAAAAGACTATAACGAATAAAGACCTAAGCACGAAAACAAAAATAGAGATAATAGAGGCGGCAAAGAAAAGATTTGCAAAGGAGACGCCCAAAAGCCTAAACAGACGAAGCGAGGTGCAGATGATAGTAAAGGCAAAAAAAGACGATAAAAAGCAAAAATAAAAGGGCGGATAAATCGCCCTTCCTCTGCTAGATTTAATAAAATTTTGTCTATTTGCCCCAAATTGTACTAATTTTGACACTATTTTTCTCTGGTATGCCCCAAAAATAGGTAGATTTGACACTGCGCCTTGCGCGATAATTGCTCTAAACCATGCAAAAAAGGAGCAATTATGGCAATTACTACTACGGGCTTTCAAGCCCCTGCAACCTCAAGACAAGGCTTAAAGCCCTCCGTCTATGACAAAATCATTCTAATCGGTCCTGACGAAACACCAATACTCAGTCTCATCGGCACTTCGGACGTCAAAGGCATCGAACACAGTTGGCTAACTGATACGCTAGCCGCGCCTAAAAAAAATGCGCAGATGGAAATTAGCGACTTTGATGATACAAGAAAAAGCACGGTGCAAAAAACATCAAATGCAGTGCAAATTTTTACTTCAAACGTCAGCGTTTCAAGAAGTATGCAAGCTGTGGCTACATATGGAGGCAAGGAGCTTCCGCGCGAGATAGCCAAAAGAGCAAAAGAACATAAGCTAGATATGGAATATGCGTTGTTTGGTCTAGGCAGAGACACTGATGTTAAAAAATCGGTGTTTAAAGCTCCTGCGGTAAGAACCGACGCGACTGCGGGTGAAATGGCTGGAATGTTCTACTACATCGCAAAAGGCGCAGCTACTTGGACTGCGGGCAAAAGAGGAAACGTAGTCGCATACGATGCTTCAAAGAACTGGTCGGGGGCTGAAACGGTGCTCACCGAAACTATTTTGAGCGAGCTTTTGCAAAACATTTGGGACGCGGGCGGAAAACCAAAGGACGTATTCGTCGGCGCGGGGCTAAAACCCGCCATAAACAAATTCGCCACTCGTCAATGGGGAAATGAAAAGGCTATCAACTCAAGCGTTGTGAGCCTTGATACCGATTTTGGCAAGGTCAATTTTAGGCTTCATCGCTTCTTATCTCCGAAATACGGGCTGGGCGACGTGCTGATAGCGGGAGATTTTGAGTATATGAAAAACGGGCTACTCGTGCCGACCGAGCTAAAAGACGTCACCACGTCAAAAACGGCTATCCAAAAAAGATACTACACCGAGGGTTGCTTGGAGGTTAGAAACGCCGACGCATTTGTGATCGGAGTTGGCTTAAAGGCGTAATATGCTATGCACCGAAGCTAAAAGGACTTTGAAATTTAAGCTTATCGGGGATAAAAAATTCCCCGATAACGAAACTTTGAGCGAGTTGTTTTACGAAGCGATGTTGTTTATCGCTAACAAGTGCGTGCCGTCTGAGCTACTGCGAACCGCCGCCGAGCCCGACAAAGTGTATAGAAACCTAGAACGCGGGCATTTCGTCTGCTTCCCGGATAGGCCGAATTTTGACTCTGATATGGAACACCTGATGATAGACGAAAGCCTCACGTACGCGGCGATCAATGAGGTGGCGTTTTTGATTTCGGAAGAGCCGATGTTTCACTCTTTGGCGCTTGAAATCATTGCCGAATACAATGCAAACTACGGACGGGAGCTAGAATGAACGACGACGAACTACTGCAAGCTAGCGAAAACGCAAAAAAAATCAGCAAAATAGATCTGTTAAAACTTTTCCGGGAGCTAACCGAATTGTGTAAAAAAGCAAAAGAAGCGATAAGGAATGTAAAAAAATGATAAGCATGTATGAACTTAAACTTGGAAACGAAAAACTAGAGGCATTAAAATTCTTGCTCGAAAATACGAGAGATCTAGCGACGGCGCTACAAGGGCTAGACGTGAGCGGTCTAAAAAACGAAACGGCCGACCTAAAAGAAACCATCGCCAAAGCTACCGTCATCAATCAAAACCTAAAAGAGCTACGCGAGCATTTGGAAAACAATGACTTCAGTACGCTTTTGGCCGCATATAACGAAGCAAAGCCGAGACTTGACGGCTTTAGTGAAAAGATGAACGGTTTTGACGAGAAATACGCAAAAATAGAGGGTGCCGTAGCAAATTTGCCGGAGATAAAAACAAAGATCGAGCAGGCTGCGCAGCTTTTAGAAAACGCGCTACCTACTCTCACGGCAAAAATAGACGAATTCAATGAGAAGCTAGCGCAGGGGCAGACAAAGCTCGATCAAACCTCACAGGATTTTGAGGTCAAATACGGCGAGCTAGTGACGCTAAAATCCGAGCTAGAAACGCTCAAAGGCGAGATAAATACACTGCTTTTGCAAGGCGTGATCAACGATACGCAAACGGCTACTACGACTACGTTTTCAAGCGCAAAAATCAAAGCCGAGCTTGACGCACTAAAAGGGCAAATCCCCGATACCGCAAATTTGCTCACGTCTGAAGCGGCAGAGCAAACATACGCCAAAAAAACGGACATCCCGGACGTTAGCGCCAAACTAGATACCGCTACGGCTGAAACAACGTATGCCAAAAAGATAGAGATACCTAGCGTCGCGGGCTTTCTAAAAACCGAAGTGGCCGAGCAAACCTATATGAAAAAAGGCGAAATACCAAATATCGAGGGCTTGCCGACTATGGAAAAGATAGAGCAGACCTTCGCAAAAAAAGACGATGTAACTTTATCTTTGGCGACAAAGCTAGACAAAAACGAAAAGGCTAGCGATAGCGCAATGCTTGAAGGCAACGCGGCAAATGCTTTCGTAAAGACGACTGAAGTCTCAAGTGAAGCGAGTCCAAACAAGATCGTAAAACGTGGTGAAGATGGCAGCATATATGCAAAAGCGATAAATAGCGAGAAATTAAATTTAAGCTCTACGGTAGAGGATGGAGCTTTAGTGGCAAACTCAACCGTGCTTTTCTCTGAAAACGGAAGCGAGCTGGTAAGAAAAGCTAGCGTTAGTAAGCTAAAAGAGCTTATAAAAACTGAAGTAAATTTGAGCGAATATATCAAAAAGACCGATGCGGATAATGCCTATCTAGGCAAGACCGCAAAAGCTAGTGATAGCGCTAAGCTAGGTGGACTTGCAGCACAAAGTTATGCACAAAAAACAGAATTGCCAAACTTTGCTGAATATCTCACAAAGACGGCAGCTGATCAAAAGTATGTTCTAAAAGAGGGCAATAATGGCGGGGATATAGTTTCTTTTAATGCGGACGGTGGATATATTAAAAGAGCTAACGGGCATATAACCCAAATAGCAATTTTAACTAAAGGCAGAATACACACATTAACAGGTGGTCAATCTGATGCGCAATATATACATTTACCTTTACCTATTGATTTTCCGAACGGTGTCTTAACTATAAATTATACCTATTTTATAGATTCCGACAGGGCGATCTCTTCGGGAAACCCTAGTTTTGATAGGCTCAAACAAAGCTCTGCACTCTATAAAAATTACCCTTTAAGAATAAATACTGTTTTTTCCAAAAAACCAAAGAATAAACTTATTTGCTCTTTTTATTGGCACTACGAAACGTATAAGGAGTACAAGGAGGTAAATGGCGGGTTTCTTGCGCTTAATGATCTACTAAAAACCCTAACAGACGGAAGTGTGTCTGCAGAGCTAACAGAGAAAATTGTGTTTACGGTGGAGGGCTATTAAAATGAAACTGACAAAAAAACAAAAACTACAGATAGCTAAAAATGTAGTCACTGAGATACCTATTGAGATACTGCATTTTTTCGTCGTGCCAATCGCTTTACTTTTTTGCGACAAAGAAAGTGAGAATTTGCCAAAATGGGCAGCTTGGTTTGACGACCCCGATTACGGGGTCAACGGAGACGATGGGTGGAAGAACGAGCATTTCCCCAACGGAAAGAATAGAACATACTGGGCGAGACTTTGTTGGCTGTATCGCAACCGCATAGGAAACTTCAGCGCGAAGTATCTGGGCGTCAAAGTAGAGGACATCGACTCAAATACCGTGCGCACGATCGGCGATACGCTAGCGACATACAACAAGGGGCAGAAAAATACCGAGTGCCTAGTGACCTGCAAGATGAAAGACGGACGCGAGCGTTTCGGCTACTACCGTGAAATACGCTACGGCAAATCAAAATGGTATTGCCGTATATACCTTGGCTGGAAACTTATGGACGTCGTAGGTATGCGTGAAGACAACAAGCATACGTATATGGACGAGAACGACAAAAAGATACTTCAGCCGGTGTGGGCAATAAACCCGCTAAAAAGGATAAAGCAATGAAGCCGTCCACAAAGAAATTTGCAATCATTGCGGCGGCCATTTTGGTCGTCGTCATCGCCGTAAAACTAATAAAGGGGGCGTGATGAATTTCCTAATTGCCAACAAGCTTTGGTTAATCGTAATCGGCGGGCTAGTGGGCGTAATGCTAGGTCTTGGAGTTGAAATTTGGAAACTGAAAGGCGACGTCAAGGACGCAAAAGCGGGGCTAATGGAAGCGCAAAAAGAGTTAGCAACAAAGGAAGCAAATTTGCAAATATCAGCCGCAAACCTAAGCGAGTGCAACGCAAAGATCGATCTACAAAACGCCAAATTTAAAGAGATTGAAGTAAAAAAGCCCGACGTAAAAAAGACGCAAGAAAAAGCAAAACGCAAATTTGAGAGCATAAAGCCGCTTATGACACAAAACTGCGAGGAGAAGCTAGAGCGATGCGAAAGGATATTTGATGAGCTTGCGCGCTAAGATTGGGTTTTTTTGCGTCGTCCTATTGTTTTTTGGCTGCGCGGGCAAAGAGCCGGAGGTTATCGTTCAAACAAAATACAAAGACGTGTATATCACAGTGTCTTGCATCGACGAGATGCCGCAAAAACCGGAGCGCGACAGAAGCGATCCCGATAACCAAAAAAAAATCGCCGAGTATTTTAAAACCTGCGAGGATCTGCTAAAACAATGCGTGAGGGGTGCAAAATGAGCGAAATCGTGATTAGAAAGATTATGGGGCTTAGAATCAGCAAAAAAAGAGTGCTAGAGATAGCTCTATCCATCCTGCTCGCCTTGATTTTCGGGGCGGCGATAAGATGAATTTTCAGGAATACCTATACCTACTTTGGGTATTGGTGGTGGGCGCTATCGGCGGCGTCTTGGGCCTACTGGATGATGACGGGAAGCCAAGGAAACATCGTACGAAAAGGGCTTTTGCCGTCGCCACTCTTACAGCAATGTTTCTTTGCTGGACCATTTTTGCTATTTCAAAACTACTTATACATGAAGTTGAGGGGTCGCTAGCTCTTGGCGGTATTATCGCCTTTATGGGGGCAGAATGGGTTAGACGGAAAGTCAACAAAGTCGCGGACAAAAAGATAGAGGGGATGGGCGGTAGCGGCTACGGCGGCTACAGTAGAGAGCATGACGACTACGGCGGAAGCTTTAGACACGAGGAGTGGGAAAATGATACCAAATAAAAGATTTGCTATACCGAGGGGTTTTGTAGAAATTCAAGGATATGCAGGCAGATATGCAATAAATAACAAGGGTGATGTTTTTAGCATCCCTTATGGCAAGCTATTGGCAGGCGACATAAATAGAGTTGGGTATAAGAGAATAGTTTTGTGTGACGGCAAAACAAAAAAGCGTTATTTCATTCATAGGTTAGTAGCGGATGTTTTTATACCAAATCCTGACAATAAGCCACAAATAAATCACATAGACGGCAACAAGCTTAATAACCGGGCAAATAACCTAGAGTGGGTTAGTGGGTCCGAGAATTTAATTCACGCGTGGGGTGCTGGGCTGATAAAAATTACGCCAAATTTTATTCAAGAGCAAAACAGAAAAATACCGCAAGGGTTATGTGCCGAGCTTACCAAAAAATACAAGAAGAGGACACTTAAGGCTAGCGCAGAGGCTGAAAAGCTAGGTGTAAGTGTGGGGGCGATATACAAAGCAATATACAAAAATACTGATGAGAGGATAAGGGCAGCATGACACAAATTCAAAACAAGGAGGCTAATATGACCCGCGAAGATATGCTTGCGGCGCTCGAAAAGAAGCGCAGACGCTGTATAGTATATACGCGGGTTATGTAGCTTGGGCTATCATCGCCCAGTGGAGAGCTTTAACATCGGTAAGACCGGAGAACATAGAGAAAGAGTGAAATTTGAAGAAAGGAGAAAAAATGAAACTTACGATACGCAGATATAAAAACATCGAAGATGGAACGATTGGTAAATTTGAACTGATAGAGGGGAGCGAAGTTGTGCTTCGGGGCTATACATTGGAGCCCGCCGGTGAGGATACTACAGCAAGAGGCAAAGACCGGCGAATACCCGCAGGGCTCTATCAAACCGTATGGCACGCCAGCCCGAAATTCGGCAAAGTCTTACCTCTGCTATACAACGAAAAAGTGCCAAAAGACCGCTTTATACTTATTCATGTGGGCAACTATCCTAAAGATACGGAGGGGTGCATACTGCTAGGGCGCAAAGCGTGTGACGTGGGAGTGCTTGAAAGCAGGTCTATGCTTGCGGAGTTTTTGCATCTCACAAAAGGGAAAAATTTAAAGGTAGAAATAACAAATTAAGGCGATTTTATGAACGCAAAATACGATAAAACCTTTGTGATCGGCAGCGCTTTTATCATAGACATAAAATACTACGACGCAGATCGCAAACTTCTAGCTTTCCCCGCTAAATACACGAGCGTCGATATGATTTTCACCAACATTGAAAACGATAAAAAGCTAGTGCTTAGCGGCGTTGGTAGCGTAAACGGCGGCAGAGTAAGGGTAGAAGTACCCGCCAACGCGTGGGATAAGGCAGAAAGCGGTTTTTTTAGAAACGATGTGAGCGATATATTCGGCTGCGGCGGCAAGTGGCATAACTATTCCGTATGGCTCAAAAGCTCAGTGTCAAACGACGAGCTAAACATACTTCGCGGCGCGGCGAAGCTAGTAAGAGGTAAATAATGGCAGATGAATTTTTAAACCCAAACGTGTTTGTGACACCTGATTATCTCGAGGTATTTCCTCTGGGCATAAACCCCGATGCAAAATGTGACGAAAGCGGTGGCAGCGGTGGAGGTGGCGGTAGCGGAGGAACTAGCGGTGGGAATAACAAATTTAATCCTTTTGACTACCTGAGTGAGCTTGACCAAATCATCGAAGATTGGATGAATAAAAACTATACCTTTGACGACGTAAATTTGAGGAATAAGCTTCTTGGCATCATAAAAGACATCAAAGAGACCAAAAGCGAGCTAATAGCCGTCAACGGAAAAATAAAGGCCATCGTAGAAAATAACGACGTGGCCATAACCACAGACGACGAAGCTTTAGCGCAGGCCATCAAAAAGATCAATGCAAAATTTGGCGAAATAAGCGCAAGCATAGATCAAATCAAGCAAGCCTACACTTCGGCAGACACCGCCATAGCTCAAAAATTTGAGCAACTCAAAGCATCAATGCCCGATGCTTACGGCATAGCAACCGAGATCACTAAAAACGTAGAAACCCAAATCAAGCGAGCGGTAGACGGCAAGGTGACCTCGATCACGGGCGATCTAACGCAGCTAAAAACCAAGGTAGACAATCAAGACATAAAAATCACCAACGCTTCGGCTATAGCTACCCAAGCCAAAGATTGGGCGGCCAGAGTAAAGTCCGTAGTAACGGACGGCAATAGGATCACCGGCTGGCAATACGCCGACGGCTCGGGTAGAACTTCGACGTTTGAGATCATGGCCGACAATTTTAGGATTTCAAACTCGAGCAAAAGCCTAAGCCCGTTTGTGATCGTCGGCAACAAAATAAGGTTTACGGGCAACGTGGAGTTTGACCAAATACAGCAAAAAGGAACGGTCGTAAGAATCAGATGTTACAGAAAAGCCGGGCTAAGCGCGATAAATCCTCACAAAGAAGCGGGGTTTTTCAACCCTGACGAGCAATACGCCTTAATCTGTATGGAATGGCACGAGGACGCAGCAAGAACGAAATATAAAAACGGCGTCTATATCACCGATAGAAATGCTGCATCTCAGCTTGTCGGCGCTCCGGCGATGGTGCCCTTTAGCGAGGGCGTTATAACGATATTTTATTTTAGGAATACGTGATGTTTTATCTCATTTCAAAAAAAGACCAAAAAATCAGCGGCTATACTACATCTTTTGAAAACAGCGAGGATTTTTTTTGCGTTTCTAAGAACGCTATAGACAAGGCCGCCGAGCTCGTGGACATAAAGGATGTCTACGGCAGGACTTGGAAAAATGGAAAGCTGGGCTATGAAAACGGCAGCGTGAGTATTTTTTTAGACAATAGCAAATATATCAAAAAGCTTGAGCAAGATAGCAAAATCCAAAATCTCAAAATTCAAGTCGGAGATAAAATATTCGATGCTGACGAAAAAAGCCAACAGCGAATAGCAGTAGCTATCCAAACTATGGAAGATGGCGAGAGCACGATATGGAGACTGGCAAACAACATGGATGAAAAAGTGAGCAAATACGAGCTAGAGCAAGCCCTCAAGCTTGCGGCGGCAAAGATGAGCGAAATAATTTTAGGAAATAAAAATGCCGATTAGCGATCCTGAATTTAACGCTCTAAAATCAAGAGTGGATATGCTTGAGGTTGAGATAGATAGCGTAAAGTCTGAAATTTTAACTTTAAAAAATAGCTTTTTACTCTTACAAAGCACAACAGCGAATCAATACAAACTAGCCATGGACAAGATAGCCGCGCTAGAGGAAAAAGATAGGGCTATAGAGCAAAGGATGGAGAGGGCAGATAAACGCATGGATGCGATAGATGGGGGCGTAGCAGAGATCAGCACAAAAACAGACCTTGACCGCCTAAAAATAAATAGGCTAGAGAAGCAAAGAAAGGGGTTATTATGAGCGACGAAAGGCAGATGAGATTTAGGCAGACATATTTAGATATTTTTAAAAGCACGCTTGATGCAACTACAAGTGCGACGACGCCTTATCAGAAAGTGGTGGACTATCTAAATGAGCAATACGACAAATTTAATATTACAAATGAGGCGAGGCTAAAAAATATAAGTTCTATTTTGGCTAATATAACCGTAAGCTTCACTGCCCAAGCAATGGCACAAGCTATGGAGCTCGCATACCGAGAGCTAACGTTTGACGAGGAAATGAAAGGACTAAAAGAGCAAACAAAAACTGCAAAACTCAAAAACGAGGAGCTGGAAAAAGGAATGCCCGATAGGCTAACCGGGTTAAAGAAGCAAAATGAGTTAATAGATGCGCAAATCAAAAAACTAAGCGATGAAACCGCGCTTGCAAAAAGTCAAAAAGAGGCGATTGATAGACAAGTAAAGGATAACCGAATAATCAAGGCTACTTCGACGCTTGGTGGGTTTATTTCCGAAAACCAAGCCGGCGGTATGATAGTGCCGGCTGATATGACCAGAACGTTTTTTGATATGGCTTTCGGGCTAATAAAAGAGGACTTGCCGGGCTTAACTAAGCCTATAAAATTCGAGATGGAAAAAAGGAAGTGAACTATACTAACTTCGACTACTTAAACATTACCAATCCCGACACAGGCGGGGTTTACGACTTTATGGCTGGCGGGCTACTTGATGGATACTATGCGGGCGGTTACGCCTACAATGCTTTAAATTTGCCTACTCCAGACTTAAGAAGCTTTTTTATTGACCAATCTTTTTCTCTTACTGCAGGGTTGCTTGAATTAAACGAGGACTTTGTGGAATTTGTGCTGATGCCGATGCAAATTTTAATACTACATCAAGACAAAGAAAGCGCGAGCAAATTAATATCAAGCGCTAGCGAAATAATAGCAGATCACGCAAAAGAACATAAAGCGCAGCTGCGAGAGAGCGAGCGAAATAAAGATTTCGGGCGGGGATTTGGCGAGCGAAGCCCCGGCGAAATAAATAAAAAGCTTAGGGAATTTTACCAAGAGATGACGATGGATAGTGGTTTTGAAAACGCGGCCGAGGGGCTAGGGTATATGTTCGGCGGAGTTTTTGGACGAATGGCGGCAGGGATGCTTTACGACGGGCTTATTAACGGTGAATTCAATGCGGCGAACATAGGCGAAGCCTTGATGGAGGATCTAAAAAATACACTTACGCAAAGCGCGATAAGCTATGGGTTGCGCGCATTGGGGACGGCGCCGTCGTTGCTTGGCATGTACGGGCTAAGTCTCGCCGTCGGCTCGCTAGTGAACGAACTGCTAGAGGTGGCAATGGGGCTTGATAACCGTTTTGGATTTGGCGGCGAGATACGAGGGTTTGACGCAAGCGGCGCGCCGTATTATGACAGATCGCTCAGTTTGGGAGAATTTTTAAAGGATACTTTCGGGGCGCTTGATAGTCACGTAGAGCTTGAAAATAAAAAAGGGGACGTAGTGGGGTATAGAGTACAAGATAAGAATTTTCTTTATGTAGATAAAACTAGACCGCCAAGCGTAGCAAGGGCGGATGTTATAGAAGTCGGCAGAATTTACGATATGACTAGACGGGGGTATAGCCCGCAGTTTAATCTAGGCGTAGGGCTGGGCCGCATGGGGCTAGATTTCGGCTATAACAAACGGGATGACTATGGCTGGGCTAGCGAGCTAAAAAGTGCGCTTACTCAAAGCGTGCAGGAGATACAAAATAGCTTCTCATACCAACTCAACGCGACCGTAACCGCGCCTAGCGTAGATGTAGGGGCCATCGCAACTGATTTTCTGCAAAATATGCAAGTAGCCACAAGTAACGGCAGTAGCGGGCAGACGCCAGAAAAAACAAGCTCGATCGGCTGGGCGGAAAAAGCAATAAGAGCACAGTCAAGAGGGTCAAGCAAAAACGGTTTTAGAGATATTAGCCCGTCGAAAAATAAATCTGGTAACTGGAGTTTTAAAAATGACAAGGTCGGCAACTGGGTAGAAGCGGGAGGTTTACTGGGCTTTGGCGGCGCAAAAGTAGACCCAAACAAACAAAAACAGCTAGCAGATGAGATAGGCAGGCAAAAGACCGCGCAAGAAAAAGCTAAAAACGGTGGATCGGCAGGGGCGAATAAGAATCGTAATTTTGGGGCAAAGACGGGTTATGGCAAAACAAGCCGCGGAGAGAAAAGCAGGCAAAGACAAGCCCAAAGAAACTCTGCCGGCAACAAAGGCGACAGTCGAGGTAGAAAATAGAGCCTTGGCGGTGTAAGAATGGGGCAAAATTGCCCCTTATCAAATACTTTTTGCTTACTTTTTGGCTGACTATAGTTTTTATATCACTTGGTAATACGATGTTATAAGGCGTTTTTCAAATCCCTCTCTGTCCGCCACCGCATATGTAATTTTTTTCACAAACTACGTATCTATCGATATCTTAATCCAATTTAACTATAAATTTATTGTTCTGAAAATTGGACACTTTTTATTTATTACAGAAAATTTGGTATTTTGTTCCAGAAAATCTTCGAGACATAAGGTTAGATATGCTTTCTAAGCTGATCACGAAAATTTCAAAGAGACCAAATTTCTATTATTTTGATACAGCCATAAAAAACGGTAAAAAAACTACTATTAAGTATTGCCTTTTTACTAGCGACGAAAATGAGGCTCGCATGCTTGCAGAGAAAATAAAGGCTAAAGTAAATTTGGTGCTAATGCAAAGAGTTGTTAAAAAGCCGACCTCTCTAGCTTTATTAATAAAAAACCAAAGAAGATCAAAAGAAGATATCGACTCTTTCATAAAGACTAACAAACTATTTTTAGACATTCAAGAATATAAAAGTCTTTTTCAGTCTACTGTAGCTAAATTTTATAATGTAAGTTTGTATTCGGAACAAAATGAATCTACTTTGGAAATTTGCCCTATTATACAAAAAGATACACAAAATCTTAAACAGCATACAACATTTGAACAAATAGCCAAACGCTATGTGAAAAATGAATGTGAAAAATTAAAATCAAGCAATAAAACAAAAGGTTACTATATTAAAACAGGCAAAATTTTAGATGAGTTCTTGAAAAATAAGCATATATCAGATGTTACTTATAGCGATGCCGAGAGTTTTCAAATTAACTTGCTGAATGCCCAAAAACTCCATAAAAAAACTGTAAATAATTATATATCTTACTCTAAAAGGCTATTTGATTATGCTATAAAAATTAACGAAGCAACCAGTAACCCTTTTAAAACCTTGACTTCATTTAAGATTTCACTCGAAGAAAAATCTCCGAAAGACAACTTTACTATGGATGAGCTTAAGCTAGTGCTTGATACTAACAGGCTTGATTTGCGAGACTATATGCTGTTTGCTCTATATACTGGCCTACGGTTAAATGAAATTTGGCAGCTTGATAGTTCAAGTATAGGCGAGCAAGAAGGCATTAAATTTATCAACGTAAAGACTGCTAAACAAAAAGGAGGCGCCGTTAAGTATAGGCAAATACCGGTTCACCGGGATATATTATATCTTAGTGATATGAGATGGCTAGAGGAAATAAAGATGGGCAAGAGTAGCTGTGACTATTTTAGCAAGCGACTAAATAAGCATATTCACAAAATCATACCTGGAGCAAACGTATCGTTTCATCGTTTGAGAGGAAATTTTGCAAAAGCCATAAAGGATTATTGTTTGGAGAATGGAATTGCTGATATCACATCCATACTTTTAGGGCATTCTGCTGACCTGGCCACTGATACTTATGCAAAAGGCATATCACTCAAAGCTAAACAAAAAGCCATGGGAGGTTTGGATATATTTAAGTTTTTAAAAGGATAGAAGGATACTAAAAAGCCTATTTGACGATATTCAAAAGCTCTTGAAAGATAGCCTATAAATTTTCACTTATATTTCAAAAAAAGGATAATAAGTGAAATTAGATGTAAGGAAGCTATTTGATGTAAGTAGATACGAAGAGCTTGACCATGATGCCATCAGGGAGTACTATATGTATGAGCCTAAAAAGTTGCATGAAGATATAAAAAGTTGTTTTAAACAAATCAGTAGGATTAAGGGGGCTCCTAGAGAAAAATGGTTTAAGGCCTCAGGGGTGCTTATAAGTAAATACTGTGAAAATATTTCTAAAAGAGATATTGAAAAATATAGATCTTTGTCGGACTATTTTAGCAAAAACAACAAGAATAAGGATTTTTTAAGGTTTCAAAAAGAGATTGCTGAAATCATAGATTGCAAACTATCAAATTTTTGTTGTATAAATAGGACGAATTCTTGTCTAGAAAAAGAAACGATAAAATTTATGAATGATGGTGCCTTGGTTTGTGGAGAATTTATTTCGAATCGTATCATAAAGGTTATTAGTGATTATGCATTAAAAAAATGTAAAAGTAAATATAGCGATAAACAATTAAAGAATAACGCGCTACTTAAAAACATTAAGGAATTATTAGAGGATTACCTGAAGAATAAGAGTAAGCAGCGTTGTACTGAATCTACAATGAAAGAGTATAGGCTTGCAGTGGATAGGCTGGAAAAATTCTTGGATAAAAATAAAGTTGGTTTTGTTGATGTGGGGTATGAGGAAGCCAACAAATTTCATGAATACATCGCAAACAATATTAGCAAGGATAGGGCTAATAATACAGTTGGCTATCTGTATAAGCTTTATAACTATTTTATAGGCAGGAATATAATAAGTAAAAACCCATTTTCTAAGGAAACGGTTATGAGGTATAGTGTAGATATAAGTAATAAAAAAAGAAATTTTACATTGGATGAATTAAAAAAAATATTCTCCGGAGCATATGGGATAGAAAAGGAAATACTCGACTATATTAGATTTACATTGCACACAGGACTTCGTATGGAAGAGTTTATTAGGTTAGATAAAGACAGTTTTTTTGAAAGAGATGATATAAAGCTTATTAGAGTTAAAACAGCTAAAGGAAAATTTGGGCATACTTCTGAAGATGAGATGGTTCTTCATAAAAATATTCACGACCTAGCCAATTATGACTGGATAAAAAAAATAGAGAGTATTTGTAAGACCAAAAATGCTTTGGAGCATAGAGTTAATAGGGCGATTGATAAGGTTGTAAAAGATAAAGATGTTAGCGCCCATCGCTTAAGGGGAACTTTTGCTCAAATAATTAGTGCATATGACTCCCATGCCGGTATTGGCGAGTCTATGCCGAATATTGCTTTGGCATTAAGACATGTGCCAAGCAAGTCAAAATTTATAAGCAACAAACAAGAACAATTGTCAAATGTGACTAAGCTAATGTTGCGAAAAAACAAGTCTAATTCTATTCTGATCTATTCTCAGGATAGCGCAATAATGACGCAAGTGCATATATTGAAAGCGTTTGATGGGATTTCAGGTATTTTTGAGTATCTTAATATGGGAAATTTAACGCAACTAAAAGCTAAAATAATCAAACATGAACAAAAAAATAAAAAGATTACAAATCACACTTATATAAATACCGCTTCTACGCCTTGCCTTGGCATTATTTAGACTTGAAATTGGCGGAGGGTAATAATGAGCTATTATTACCCTATATAAAATGGTATTTAATTTGTTCTCATTGTCCTTGCGAGTAGGTATCCTAAGCGGATACCTGGCGTAGTCAAATTTCATCTATATGATAATCGACGCCTTCAAAGATTCTCGCAAATGCTTTACTACATTTGGTTTCAACTTCGTTGTAGCTTTGCTCTTCAGGCAGTTTTATTAGTTTTTTTAATTTTTCTAGCTCGTTGCCTTTTTGCTCAAGCGTATTTTCAAGTTTTTCTATCTTGTTTGTTAGTTGTGCGGTAGTCTGAGCAAGGAGCCTATATACTTGATGAGGCAACCCTTTTCTGGGCGTTTGGCCGATGGTGGAGTAGTTGATGCCTCGACGCATACCCAAAACATTTGCGGCTAGAGTTTGCAGCTCCTTCATCTTTAGTGGTCCAAAGTCGCGGCTTTTATAAAGATTTATCCCATCCGCTCCAAGCACGAAAAATTCGATATGCGCGTGCAAATTTGGATGCCAAACGCCGTTCTCGTCGAAGTAGCCCTCGTCCCTGTGGATAGCGATTTGTATCGTGCGCCATCCGTATTTTCTCTCTATGATATCGCAAAGCCGTCTGATGTCGCCTAGGGTATGGCGGTCTTCGATCAGTACCACGGCCGAGCGCCTGATGTTTTTTGGATCGACTTGAACTCTTTGACCTGTTCTGGCTATGTAGTTTTGGATCGCCTGCGTGAGCATACACAAGTATTTTTCTTCGGCGAGAAAAGCACTCACGTCGACTTCGTTGAGATGCAAAAACTGCGGATAAGCGTGATCCACCGTTTGGCTGCGGTCGTTATGTCCAAAAGCATTCGGCACGCTACGCTGAATTTTAAAACACGTCATTTTAGAACTTGTAGTTTGGTTGTTTGTTACAATCGACATTTTTGTCTCCCTTTTTAAATTTATCGTTGTTGGCGCGGGATCCATCATGGGTAACGCCCGGTAGGGTCCTTTTTCTTTT